CTCCAGCGCCTCGCCGCCGGTGGCCGCGGCCACCTCCATCTTGACCAGCGCCTTGGAAAACGCCGAGCCGCCCATTTCGGCCTCGATGCCGACCGACGACAGCGCCGCAGCAAAGCCCAGAATCTGCGCCTCGGACAGCCCCACCTGATGGCCTGCCGCCGCCAGACGCAGCGACATCTCCATGATGGAGGATTCCGTGGTGGCAAATTTGTTGCCCAGATCCACCAGCGTCGCGCCCAGGTTGCCGAACAGGCTCTGGTCCATGTTCGTGATGTTGGCGAACTTCGCGAGCGTGGAAGCGGCCTCGTTGGCCACGATGTCCGTGGAATTGCCCAGGTCGATCATGGTGCGGGCAAAATCCACCAGATAATCGTTGCGGATGCCCAGCTGGCCCGCGGTGGCCATGACCTCGTTGATCTCGCCGGTGGAGGCGGCAATCTGCGTGGACATGGCCTTGGAGGACGCGGCCAGCGCGTCAAATTCCGCCTCGGTGGCGTCCACGGTCTTGCGCACGCTGGTGAAGGTGGACTCAAAGTCCAGCGACGCCTTGATGGCCGTCGCGCCCAGGGCCAGCACGGGCGTGGTCACGGTGGTGGTCAGCGCGCGGCCCGCGGTGGTCAGGCCCTTGCCGACCGCGTCGCACTTCTTGCCGAAATCCTCCAGCGACTTGCCCGCCGCCGTCCAGGCGGACTTCGCGGTGGCAAGCAGCTGATTCGTCTTTTCGATCTCCACCCGCGTGGCTGCCACAGCGGTTTTGGCCCGGTTCAGCGCGGTTTCCGCGTCGATGACCGCGTCGTTTGCCTGACGGATTTTTTCCGGGTCGTTGGCCTGCTGTGCGGCCCGCAGCTGTTCCTGTGCGCCCTGCAAAGCCGCCTCGTACTGCGTGAGGCTTCGGCGCTGCAAATCGAGCTTTTCGGTGAGCAGCGTCTGTTTGGCCGCAAGCCCCGTAACACTGGTATCCAGCTCCTTGATGCCCACGGTGGCGAGTTTGAAGCGGCTCTCGGCCAGGGCGATCTGCTTGCCGAAGGTGGCGATGGCCGCGCGGCTCTCGTCGATGGAGCGGCCCGCCGCGTCCCAATTCGTCTGCGCCAGACGCAAAGACTGGTTGCAGCGGGTGATCTCCGCCTGCGTGCTCTTGACCGCTGCTCTGGCATGATTGAGGTTTACATTGGCTGTGCTCACCGCGTCGGCGGCGCTTTGCGCGCTCTTTTGCAGCGCCGTGTTCTGCCCGGCGAGCTTTTTGACCTCCTGCACGGAGGCGCGGTACTCGGTCTTGAGCGCGTCCAGATTGGCTTTGGCGGCGATGGTGGCAGAGTCGCTGTCGCCCAGCGTTTGCGAAAAAGTGCGCACTTGCTGGGCGGCAGCGGCCACCTGTGCCTTGAGCGCCTCCTGGGCGGCTCTGGCGTCGGAAAGGCGCTGGGCGTAGTCGCCTTGCCGGGTAAAGCTCTCCTGCAGCTTGTCGTTGGCGGCGGTGAGCGCGCGCTCGTACTGCGTGACGGCCTGCTGCTGAAGCGTGAGCCGCCGCTCGAGCGTGGTCAGCTGCACAGTCAGCCCTTCCGCACTCTGCTCGAAGCCCTCCACGCCCGCGGCGGCAAGGCGGAATTGGCTCTCCGCCTCGGCGATCTGCTTTTGGACAGAGCGGATGTTGCGGGTAAAGTTGTCCGTTTGAAGCGACAGGGACACCACCAGGTCGCGGAGGGTTTCGCTCATCTTCTCTCACCTGCCAATCGCATCAAAAGAAGCGGCCATGAATTGCCGCTGAATTTCGGGTTGAATTTGACGATAAATACGGGTATACTAAGACCGGAAAGGAGCTGATTCCATGCCCAGCATCGTCCCTATCTCCGACCTGAAAAACTACAGTGAAGTGCTGCGTTCCTGCGATCAGGGCGCCACCGTATACCTGACCAAAAACGGGCGCGGGAAATATGTCGTGCAGAGCCTTGCCGAATATGAAAAGCTGCAGGCGACCGTCAGCCTTCTGGCAGAGCTGTCCAAAGGGATTGAATCCTATCACAAAGAGGGCGGCCTGACCGTCGATGAAGCCTTTGACGGACTGGAGGTCTGACATGGCCCGTGTGATCGTCTCCAGAGAAGCGCGGAACGACCTCGTTTCCATCCGGGATTACATCCGCGACGAGCTTTGTAACCCTGACGCGGCGCGGAGAATCCTTGCCCAGCTCAAAAAGAGCGTCTCCTCGCTGGAACATCATCCCGGTCGCGGCAAACCTCTGGATGCGCTGATCGCGGTACATACCGAGTATCGGTACCTGATCTGCGAAAATTACTGCGTCTTCTATGTGTGCATGGAAAGTACAGTGCTTGTCGTCCGCATCCTTCACCAGCGTCAGGACAGTTTCCGGGCGCTGTTCCTGTCCGAATGAGCTTTATGGCTTCACATCCGGCCACACCTCGTCGATATGGCGTCGGCGGGGTTTCTTTTTTTCCGCCTCCCGCCTTGCGTTCCACGCGCGGATCCTGAGAAACCCCGGCAGGTCCATCCGGTCGATCTCGTCCATGCGCCAGCCGCCTTCCAGAAGGCTGTTATAGGTGGAATAGATGAAATCAGGCAGCGTCAGGCGTTCGCCGCCCCCGCTTCCGTCTTCGCTGCCTTCGTAGGGAACTCATCCAGAATGCCGGTCGTCTGCGTCTGCACGGCCATGAGCGCCAGCGCGATGTCGTGCATGAGCCGGTCCACCGGGTAGTGATCCAGCACGTCGTCGGGCGTGAACTGGTTGCCGAACAGGATGCAGAACCAGCGGATCATCACGTCCATGGCCTCTCCGATGGACAGCTCTTTGGCATCCTCCGGCGTCTCACCCTTGAGGGCGGCGCTTGAGAGCGCGACGATGCGGCTGTACATCTTCGCCGCGGGTTCCATCTCCCGCAGCGCGCGGCCCGTGATGAAGTCCACGGCGTACTTTTTTCCGTTCAGGGTGCAGGTAATCATGGGGCTTGCCCTCCTTTCTGCGCGGGGAACGCGCACCGCCGCCGGCGCGTCACCGGCAGCGGCGTGCGTTTGGGTTACGGCTCCGTGGTGAAGGCGGGCTCATACACCGTTTCCAGGAACGTGGCCGCCTTGGAGGCGTCAAAGCCGTTCTGGCCCTCGTCGGCCACCGCCTGATAGCGCCCGTCGTGGGTGCGCTTGATGGCCGTCCACTCCACGGAGCCGTTCTGGCGGGTGATGGTCTTGCCCTCCTTGGTTTTGTAGCTCTCCGTCATGGGCTTGGCGCGCACCTTGTAGAGCCACACGTAGCGGAACGCGCCGTCCGACTTCTCCGACTTGAAGCCCACGGCAAAGTACGGCGGACGGTCGGACGCGGTGCGCACCAGCACGCCGTTGTCGTCGATTCGGTTGCCGAAAATCATCTCCTGGATGGCCAGCGGCACGTCCGCCATGGAGGTCGAAAAAGTCAGCTCCGGGTCGGGATAGAGCACGTCAAACTCGATGTCGTCGGCGTACTGGATGTCCGGGTCGGTGTTGTCGGGGGTGATGGTCGCTTCAATCGCGCCCGCCACCAGCTGCAGTTCGCCATAGGTATGGCTGGTGTCGGTGTCCTCCGTGAGCGGCGCGATCACCACGTTTTTGAGGCCCACGGTCGAGGCGACCTGCGGGGATGCGGTAGGGGTTGCCATGGTCGATTCCTCCAATCGTTACAGTCGGTCGATGGCGTCCCGCAGCCCGTCGCGGATGATCCCGTAGGCTTCATCCGCGCGGGTGTCGTAGGCGGGACGGATAAAGGGATGCGCGGGTGCGGGCGCGGGGCCGCCGTGCCCGTACTCCACGGGCGTGGCGTAGTACGCGCCTTCCTCCTTGCGGTGCACGCCGATGGTGATGCTCTTTCCGCTTCGGCGGCGCTTCTTCACCGGGCCGATGCGGATGGAGCGGCTTAGCACCCCGGTGATGATTTTGGGATCTCTGGAGGCGTTGGCCTTCATCTGCTGGTGGATGGGCCGGGCGGCGGCCTCCAGAATGTGTCGGACTGCGGGCGCGCCCGCGCCGTCCGCGTCCATGCGCCCGGCCATGCCCGCGATATCCGTGGCAAGACCGTCAAAGCCCTGCGTGTCAAGGGGCACCGGGCGTCACCTCCGTTTGCAGGCACCACGTCCACTGCACGGTGAACTGCGTGGTGGCGGTGTCGTATGCGGGCTGGTTGTAGCCCTTGTCCGATTCCTCCACCATGAAAAAGCCCGCGTCGTACATGGCGGCGCGGATGCGGTCGGCGGTGTCGGTGGGGTCGATATCGCTCCAGAGATTGAGATACACATAGGTGCGGTAGGCCGTCACCCGATCGTCCTGATGGGCGGCCTCCGTGGTGGTGGTGGAATACACGGCGTACTGCGTAGGCGGGTTCTGGCTTGGGCCGGTCGCGCGCCACACGCCCGCCATGACGGGGATGCCGATTTCTTTGAGGGCTTCCTGGACCTGTCTCAGCCGCTCACCCCCTTGGAGAGCGATGCCTTCAGGCCCAGATACGTGCGCTTGAAGGCGTACTCGCCCAGGGTGGAAATGTCCCACTTCTCGCCCCGGAACCGCACCCACATGCCGGGTTTGATGTCGTCC